AGAAAAGTCATATGACATACCAAGAACTTCACCAAATCGCACTAAAAGCCGCTGCTACTGCTACTGAAAACTGGTTAGAATTACACGGTGACAGAGACTGTTGTGGGTTTTCATGGGTTCATGCTGCAGTGAAAGGTAACACTAAGATTGGTAAAGCTTTCATGGCCATTGGATTTAAAAAGTCTTATGGGGGTGGTTACCAACTGTGGAACCCAGGCGGATCTGGTACACAAAGTCTGACTGCTAAGGAAAAGGGATCCGAGGCATATGTTAATGTAATCCGTCAGTACTTACCCGAAGTCGGCGTCTATGCACAAAGTAGGATGGACTAAAAAGTTATAACCTTATAACAAAATGTTCTAAGAAAAGTGTTGACAGATATTCAAAACCATAGTATAATATACACATATTAACCGATCAGAGAGAAGACCATGCCATACTATACTCACACAGAGAACCCCATCGGAAACTTCATCGAGAAAGACTTCGGAAACAACTTTGAATATAGCGTTAACGAGACTGGTATGTTCCCAGAGTACCCACATATTGTATGGGTTGGAAGTATCGGAGACCAAGGATTTAGATTTGCCAAAGTCAAGAAGACCGTGGCATATATTCTTACTGGAGACGACACTCTGGAGAGATGGTTCTTAAAATCAAATCAGGAGTATGTAGTATGATGTCAGTAAGTGATCAAATATCTAACCTCTGGAACGACCTAGCTATGCTCATAGAGGCTCAAGAGGCATACAATGAAACATACTACAATAGCGAATACACTCGCCTTTCGAGTGAGATAAAGTATCTCGTTGACCTATACGGATATAATGAGGAGTTATACTAATGCCAATGGTATTATTAAACGGACAGGTTAAGGGAAAGGCAGCAGGCCTCATAGACCTATATGTGTTTAACCTATGTAAAGAACTCGGCATAGGCCGTATGCATAGAAAACTTATTGAAATAGATTTTGTTACAGACCAAGAAGGCCAGTTAGGTAATGCTTGGGGTGATGAAAAGGAAGGATATGCTCACATCAACATTGCCCGTAAATGTGAAGGTGCCAAAGTAGAGTATGCTGAAATGATGCAGACCCTAGCACACGAAATGGTTCATGTGAAACAGTACTTCCGAAAAGAGCTTGACGGATCCAATTGTAGATTCAAGTGGAAGGGCCGCAACGCAGACGGTTACAAGTACGAGAACCAACCGTGGGAGCGCGAAGCCTTCCGTAGAGAGGCTGACTTATACCAAAAATGTTGGCCCTTATAACAAAATGTTCTAAAAATAAATGAAGAAAAGTGTTGACAGATGTGCATATCCATAGTATAATATACACATAATTTAAGAAAAGATAAGGAATTACATTATGAATAAAGCGAAATACATCTTCATCACTACCCAGTATATGGAAAATTACGGAACTAACGAAGTTCCATATATGAAGTTTAAAGGTGGTTCTAACTATCAGGTTGGACCATTAAGTCCTGATGCAACCGAGAACGAGGTTGCTACTATGTTGGCTCAAGTTAGGCCTATCATTACTACAAGTCTTATTGAGTCAGGTGGTGGTTGCGAAGAGTACATTCTTGAGTCTAAGGTGATTGAGGGATCTGATTGGTCTGGCCTTATTGAAGACTGGGACACAGTTACAGAGTTACACTACCTTCGCGGTGAGTGGACGGCAATGAAAGTCACAGATAACAGAGATGATGCTATGTGGATGCGTAGAGAAATCTTAGAGAAAACTGAATCTTGGACATGTGGACCACATCAAGAAAGAAAGGATTACAAAGTCGAGTTCTTAATGGAAAATGGAGACTTTTTAGAAAGTCAGGCTGAACTCACAGAATGGTTAAACACAAAAGAAGAGGCAGCAGCATGAAGATTAACATGAATGCAGTAAAAGGAATTGCAATGGGTACAGTAGCTGGAATCGCTATAGGTTCTGCATTGTCAATTGCATTTGATATCCCCGAAGTACATACCAGCCACCTAACCGGTGAATGTGTACAAGTTTTAAACTTCCATGAGGAACACACATTTACTTGTGAAAACCTCCCTCCCCGTTACAGTAACGTTTGGGTTAAATAGATGATTAGAATTCTTAAAGAGACAACCGATTGGGGTGCTGAGAATATTTCAAACGGCACCTACTATGTTAATGAACATGGACACTTAGTTGCTTATATGCCTCATCTCGGCGCATACAAAGAATTCACCAAACCTATGAAACAGTTTTCTACATCACGTAGGAAGTTCAAAGAGCTCGGAACCATCGATGATGGGGACTCCGGCACTCCAGTAAAAGGATCCAAGGGTAACACATATTACGTTAAAGACGGTAAGTGTTCATGCCCTGGGTTTAAATTTCGACATAAATGCAAACACTTATTAGAGGTAGCAGCATGAACAGCAGTTTGTCATATTGCGATTATATCGCGCATACGGTATTAAAACCTGCACTAGAAACTGATGCGAAAGACAATTGTGGCACTTTATCCGGAGTTGGTAGGATCAATATGGATCTAGCTAAAGAAGGTTGGATGCAGACTACTAAGCGAACTATTGAAGTCACTGATGTGAATGGTAGAGAGTATAGAGTCACTATTGAAGATATCACAAAATAAATGAAGAAAAGTGTTGACAAAGTTGTTTAATCGTAGTATAATATACCTATATTAAATGATAAGGATTTAAATTATGAATAGAATTGAGATGATCAAAGCGGCCGCAGAGAAGGGTCAAATTAGAAAAGCAATAGGAAAAGTTGCTATCAGAAAGAAGTCTATCAAAGAAGAAATGAAGCTTCACAAGAAATTGACCAAGTCAATGAAAAAAGCAGGCCATCAAGCCCCATCAAGTTTGGAATCTTTCAGGCCTGAGAATATGTATTACACTGAAAGGGAAACCCAAGATTTCCTAGCCGGTAGTTCAATAATGGAAACATACGAATCCATGAAGAGTCACGATGACTACTAAAATAAAAGACACGCCTAGTAAGATGCAGTTTGTTGTAAGATTAAATGCATTAAAACGCGCAGAGAAAGCAGCGAAGAATCCTGAGTTTAAGAAGCTTTGGAGAGAGAAAAGAATTGCTCTTATAGCTAAAGATGTGGAGACACTAATATGTTAATCCATATATTACAACTATTGGCGGGCACGGCCTTTATAATCCTTATGTTTTTATTTGTGTATATTGGACAACACATACAAGAAGAGAATCACCAAGGCAAGGGCCTACCCATGATGTGGGAACCAGGTGGCCTTTGGTCTAGGTGTTTTAAAAAGGCAAGAAAGACATTTGACAAATCGGATATTAAATACCGAGATGGAGACAACACATGAAAAATAGTTATATGGAAGTTTCAACTTTCCAAGAAGGCAATCTTAAAGCTACAGTATTAAGGACATCAGGTCGGACAGAGAACTATTACGGCTGTAGATTTTATATTGATGAGAGCTCTTTAGGCATAGAATGGTATGAAGGTAAGACTGAACTCTATGCTGAAAATGCCGCAGAGAATTACGTGCAGGGTATTAAAAAATATCCAGTCTAAGTTTCGTTAACCCCCTGATGACTAATTTCTACTCCTTATCAGAATGTCGTCAGGGGGTTGACACTTTATTAAAAGCGTGGTATAATATACCTATAATATCACATAAGGAGTAAATTATGGCTAGTAAACAACTAGAAAAGGCCCGAGTAAAAGGCCGAAAGAACCGAGTAACCATTGATGATAAATTCATGGGTTCCGAACCATGGTGGGATGCAAATACGCCACCACCGACAGATGAATCCGAGCGCAAGTCCGTTTGGTCAAAGGCTGCTCAATGGTATAATTACTTTTCAAAGCCAAAAGATTATACTGCAACTACTCTAAAGTACGCCAAAGAAGTATTAAACTTTGATAAAGGCCAGATCAGTTCGCTCAAAGTACTTGCTGATTGGGAAATTAATTACGGTATTGGTGCTGTTACTAGGTTACACTATCGTGGTTGGAATCATGAAGAGGCGATACAAGAGCGAGTGGCTAAACACTTAAACGAGATGGTCTTAAAGGGTAAAGCATTATCTACAGAGAAGAAAGAAGTTGCTGCCACGGCCCCGACTATTATAAGTCCTGCTCAAAGGTCATATAATAACATGATGGAGACCATTCATGCTGACTGGGACGATATGGTCATTGATAGTTGGATGGAAGGAAACTTTAAACCAGAATTTAATGTATATGAGCTATGGAAAAAGCATGGCCTTAAGAGCAATGTAATCAATGCTTTTAAGGAGAAGGTTCAGTTTGAATACGACCTAGTATCCGATGCTTATAATAAGACATGTGAGCAAGCGGTTGAAGCATATTCCCACATCACACCAAGACGACAGAAGAAGATGCTAAATCTAATGGATGTAATCTTCGCAGATCTTGATAAGTTAAAGGGTTCCTTCAAGGCAGTTAGAATGCCTAGAGCTAAGAAACCCAAAGCATCTGATGCTCAAGTTGCCAAGTTACAGTACTTGCAGGAACACATCGAGTCCAAGGTTAGTTCAATTAATCCTGTTCTGATCCCAGGCAAAGAACACTTATTTGTTTATAACATAAAGTATAGGGCATTATCGCATTACATCACTACTTCTACTAAGGGCTTTGAAGTCAGTGGAACATCTATCAAGAACTTTGATGAGTCCCTATCTAAGACTGCTAAGTTAAGGAAGCCTGAGGATATCTTACCTGAAGTATTGAAACTCACCCCCAAACAGATGGACAAGAGAGTCTGGGATAAACTCACCACTAAGATAAGTGTACCAAACGGTCGTATCAACAAAGACTGTGTACTGCTTAGGGTAATATAAGGAATATATGATTGAACCAAAAATTATGACACGAAAAAGATTTTCTACAGCTGTAGAGAACCTTGTATCACGGAGTAAGGATTTGTCTTATATAGAGGCAGCTGCTTACATCATAGAAGAACGAGGGATGGATTTTAAAAGTTTAAACAGACTTTTATCTGACTCCCTTAAACAAAAAATCGAGGCAGAAGCTACCGATTTAAACCTGCTTAGAATTAAGCAAACAAATAAACTACCAATATAGGAAAATATTATGAGTAATGTGATTATACCATCATCTCCAGAAGATAAGCAGCGAATCAAGGATTGTGTTATTGAGATCAGTAATGCTAAAACCCTGATGGATGCACAACGTGAATTCATTAAAGAAGCTGTTAATTCTTGTGCAGAAGATGTTGAAATTGATAAGAAGCATCTTAAAAAGATGGCAGATATCTACCACAAACAAAACTTGCTAGAAGTAGTAGGCGCGGTAGAAGATGTTGAGGCGTTATACGAGAGTGTGATGTCCTAATGATAGATCCCTTTGATTCTTATAAGTTATATAATGCCCTCAAGCTTCACTTTGAAACTGACGGGTACGATGCAATCAAATATAATTATAAATCAAATGTGTCTGCTCAGTCCTTCTTTAAGAGAAGGGATAAGTACTTCTTTGCTAAACTTGCAAAGAACTATGAGAAGGATTTGTTAACATACTTTGTATCCAACTTTAAAAATGGAGTTGGTTACGTAGGTGATATGATTAATGAAGACGGCCAAAAGAATTATTTAGATCATAAGAGAATACAGGAATCAATACATCGTGTGTTTTCAATTGATATAAATATAATTAGTGAACAGGGGTTGCTATTCGATCAGAACTTTAAGAGTGAAGACGGACAACTACCCTTGGTCATTAAGTTATGGATGCAAGAAGAGATTAGTTTAGAGACTGTTGTTATTCTGAACTCCATATTTGGGTTTATTGGAAAAGAATCTGAAAAGATAACAGACACCATTGTGTGGCCTGATACTAAACGGAAGATTGAAAAGTACACCCCATTTGTAAAATATAATAAAGATAAATGCATGAAGTTGTTGACAAATGTGTTTGTTTGATGTATAATATACAAGTAATCATGAATAAAGTGAAATACAATAGAAACGGCAATAATGCCGTAATACAATGCACATACGGAGAAAAGTAAATGTCATTTGCAAACCTAAAGAGCTCTCGAGGCTCGTCAATCGACAAACTCGTAAAAGCTGCAGAAGCAGTATCCACTAAAACAGAATCAAAATCCGGTTACGGTGATGATAGGTTTTGGAAACCAACCAGAGATAAAGCAGGAAACGGTTATGCCGTAGTCCGATTCTTACCAGCACAAGAGGGTGAAGACCTTCCTTGGGTACGGTATTGGGATCACGGATTTAAAGGTCCTACTGGTCTTTGGTATATTGAAAACTCTTTAACTTCAATTGGTCAAGATGATCCAGTAAGTGAATCCAACGGTTTACTATGGAACTCTGGCCGTGATGAAGATAAAGCCGTTGCTAGAGAAAGAAAGCGCAGGTTACATTATGTAAGTAATATCCTGGTTGTTTCTGATCCTAGCAACCCAGAGAACGAAGGTAAAGTATTCCTTTACAAGTTCGGTAAGAAAATCTTTGATAAG